TCCCGACCATCCCGAAGATACCTCTTGGCGAATTCGCACATGGACTTCGACACATACGTCTTGTCCGGAGATACTTCAAGACCAAGTTCTTGAATAAGAGACAGGTACTTCTTACCAACACGGTGATCACCAATCAGTACATCGTCACCAAGGACGACATAAGGAAGGGTCGACCAGGGGCGCCCAAGCTCCCGAGCCACTCTGTACATAACAAAGTGGTGAGAGAGGGCAAACGACCCCCACGACGAGTAGGCACCCATAGGGTTGCCTACCGCGTAGGTGACGTCGGGCCCCAGACGGTTATGGAAGGGGTAACTAACCATAATCCGTTCCCATGCATCGACATAGCGATCAGTAAGAGCACCTTTCAGAACCTGAGAGATGAGCTTAATCGGGAAGCGGTCTGTGGCCTTAGAAAGGTCCACAGAATACCAATCTTCCCGCTGGTCCCATCCTTTAGTCTTTTCCACGAAGGACCCTTGGTCAAACGTAACATCTTGGGGAATTTTCTCCAGAATCTTGAAAAGGAACTGGTGTAGTGGCTTTAGGGCAGTCTGGGACCAATAATCCAGGATCGCAACGACCCTGGACTTTCCCTCCGAATCGGAGATTGCTTCGATCCGGCGGAAGACCCCAGACACCTTAGGCTTGAAGACCCTTTTAAAGTCCTCAAGGTGGATCAGAAGATCACGCATCTTTTGCGTAAGCTTCCCACCACCCACTACCGCAATATCTCCTTTCAGAGAATTCGGAATGGAGATGAAGTCGGTAAGCCAACTGACAACAGCATGTTGTGCAGAAGGCCCCTTCTTCGTCGACAGATGAAAACGTTCCCAATGTACTGGAGCGGAGGTCTCAGGTGTCAGTGCGTCGAGTTCTTTCCAGAACCCTTCCACATACCTCTTCCACTTACCCGTGACAATACCGGTCATGGGGTCTGTGATAGGCTTGACATCGAGAATAGGAGGAAGCTTAACCCCCCGCATAAGGGTTTGGACTGTGAGGAGAAAACGGATTGTAACATCCGACTCCTCATCCAGTCTGTCCACTTTAACGCGGGAGGCAAAGGCCCTCCGAACTCTCCGCCTTGCTTGGTAAGAAGCACTCCTATCAGTGGTCGACAGGCTGAACAGGAAGGAGGCCCGCACGCGCTTGACATAGTCAATCGCCTGCCGGGTCCCTCCAAATGTCCAGCACTTGCCGACCTTGATAAGGAATACCGACACACTCTTCCACAGACGATTCCTCTCAGTCTCAGGGAAATATTCCCTGAGAGCCCACTTGACTAGTCGAGTGAGGCGCCACCACCGCTTCAGGCGGTGGCGAGCGCTTCCCCGCTTAATCCGGAGACCTCTAACTGGTCCAAGGTTTCGGCGAGTTTCATCCATGAAGTGGCTAATACTATGGTAGTAGACCATGACAGGAGAAATAGTCTAAGTGGCAGCGAGCCCCTGCCCCCAATGGAGGGGGACCCGCGCTGAGTAAGGAACCATCACTATCTCCCGAGTCCCGGGTCCACACCGCTGTTAAACGGATAGGGCCAAGGAAAACTGGAGGGAAGGTCAGGAAAACTTACCCAACACACAAAAAAGTAGAAGTACTACCCTCTGCTTCTAATCCTCAGGAACCGAATTCTGAGTAGAGTCCGTAGCCAAGTTGGCGTTAGGTACTTCTCTACTCAGGGTAACCTGGGGGGGCCTACACCTAAGGGAGAGACTTGTCCGAACCTGCAACCGATCGCAGTGTCGAGCCTGACTCCC